GACGTGTTTGTCGTCACGGCAAAGGCGCAGAACCGCGACGGGCGCACCGACGTCGCAACGGGCGCCGTCGCAACGGGGCAGCTCCGCGGCGACGCGCTCGGGAATGCCCTCATGAAAGCGGAAACGAAAGCAAAGCGGCGCGTCACGCTGTCGATCTGCGGGCTCGGGATCCTCGACGAGAGCGAGGTCGAGGGGATCAAGGGCGCCGTGCCGCTCGACGTCGATCCCGTGACGGGCGAGATCCTCGAGGCGCCCGCGCCGCCGCCGGGCACGATCAGCGACAAGGATCGGCGCCGCCTATTCGACATTGCGAAACAGCACGGGTGGTCGAGCGAAAAGCTCAAAGCGTGGCTGTTCGGCAAATACCGCCTCAAAAGCACAAAGGATCTGAGCTCGACCGATTACGACGCGGTCGTCGCCGACCTCGAGCACGAGGCGGCGGCGCCGCCGCAACCCGCCGACGTCGAGACACCGTTTTAAGGGGGCACTATGTCGAGCGACTACTACGACGACGACGTCGACGACGAGGGCAACCGGATCGCGTTTGCCGATCCCGGCGGGCGCAGTGCTTTGCGAGCGGCGACGCCCGACAACCCGCGGGATCTGCCGTGCCCGAATTGCGGCGAGCCGAATCGGCTCACGCGCACGGATCGGATCCTGGGGTATCAGTGCGACGCGTGCGCCGACCGCGCCGAGGGGCGGATCCTCGACTGAGGGGGCAACATGACGACACCGAAGAAAAACGGCAAAACGGCGCGGCAGTATCACGTGACATTCACCGAGGGCACGCCGCTCGAGGATAATTTCGGCGGCAGCGACGTGCGCGTGCACGACGGGGCGCTCGTGATCGAAAACGCCGCCGGGCGTGCGGCGTTACTGTTCGCCCCGGGCACGTGGAAACGCTGCGAGCTGGAAAGCCGCGACGAATAGGCGGGCCCGTGGACCGATTGAGCGACGCCGAGCTCGAGGCGTACGCCGAGCACGCGGTGCTCGAGGGCAACGCGCCCTTGCTCGCCCTGGTCGACGAGCTGCAACAGGCGCGGCTCGTGCTCGCGCACTTGCACGCGACGCTGCCGCGGGTGTTTGTGCGCCTCGAGCATATTGAGGGGATGCTCATACAAGTGCGACGGGTGCTCACGTGAGAGCGCCGCTCGCGCTCGGGTTTGGGCGGCGCGACCGCGTGCGGCGCAAGGTCGGCGACATTCATGCTCGCTGGTGCGTGATCTTGAAACCCGAGGCGCTCACGCTCACGAGGCGGCAGGCGCGGCAGCTCACCGACGATCTCGCGTGGCTGCTTAATCGCGTGTCGTGGGCGAATGAGGCGCTCGAGCGATGAGGGCACCCGCCCGGCGGTGCGCGACGGTCGGGTGCGGAGCGCCCGCGCAGGGGGGCAGGGGGCACTGCCCTACACACGAGCGGCGTGCCGTGCAGATCGACAACCGGGCGCGGGGCAGTGCCGCCTCGCAGGGGTACGGGGCACGCTGGCGGCACTTCCGAGCGTGGTACCTCGAGTGCTACCCGTTATGCGGCGACCGAGCGCCCGGCGCCCCGTCGACACGCGACAGTCGGTGCGCCGCGGTCGGGCGCCTCGAGCCCGCAAGTGTGGTCGACCATATCGTGCCCGTGTACGGGCCCGACGATCCGACGTTTTACGAGGATCACGCGATGCAATCGTTGTGCGCGACGTGCCACAACGCAAAGCGACAACGTGAGCAGCAGCTCGCCGTGCGGCGAGCGTAAGGGGGCGGGCCCGTGTGGCGTACTCTGTCGACTGTGGGCGGCGTCGGGTGTCTGGTCGTGCTGATCCTGGTGGTCGTCGACGAGCTGCACGAGTGGCTCGCCGAGTGGCGTCGACGTCGAGCTGAGCGCCGAGCTCGAGCACGTGTGCGGTTCTACTCTCGCGGGCGGTCGGGGCTCGACGTGTGGCGCGACGTACTCGGCACGCCCTCGAGCTCGCGGTCGGCAGCGGCGCGAGGCGCGACGACGCGACGAGCGAACGGATCGAGCGCGACCGGGGGGGGGATCGTACTCAAACGGTGACAACCCGCCGGGAACGCCGAGGGGTCAATTTTTTGCGGGCAAGGGTTTTTGAGGGTTTTCGATCTTGCGTCGACGGGGCGCGTGAGGGTTTTTGCCGTGGCAAAGCGTGGACCGAAACCGACACCGAATCGGCTCAAGGTTTTGCGGGGCACGTTTCAGTCGCAAACGGCGCACGACGCCGTCGTCGCGGAGCTGCCCGGGACATTGGGCGATCCGCCCGCGTGGCTGAGCCCTTCCGCTCGCCGACTGTGGGCCGAGCACGCCGCGACGTACGCCCGACGCGGGCAGTCGGTCGTCGGGTGCGAGGCGGCGCTCGCGCAGTACGTCGCCCTCGAGGATCAGCTCATTGCGACACGGCGCAAGCGGCGCCCCGTGTCGGCGGGGATCATGACCGCGTTTCGGATGTTTGCCAGTGAATTCTTTGACACGCCCGCGTCGCAGATCGGTCGCGGCAAAACGGCGACGCCCGCGAACCGTTTCACGCGCAACGCGACCGCCGCGCCCGCCGGAAAGTGAGCGGGAGTACGCCGCCATTGCCGCGCAGTACGTCGACGACGTGCTCGAGGGGCGGCAGCTCGCGGGCGTATGGGCCCGGCAAGCGTGCGCCCGGCACCGTCGCGACCTCGAGCGATCCGCCGCGGATCCAACCTGGGCGTATGAGTGGGTGCCGTGGCACGCGAGCAACGCGTGCGATTTTCTCGAGAAGCTGCCGCACGTCGAGGGGCGATGGCACACGGCGACGCTCGAGCTCGCGCCCGTGCAGGTTTGGCTCGTGTGCACGCTGTTTGGTTGGCGTCGCCGCGACACGGGCGGGCGGCGGTTCTCAATGGCGTATATCGGCGCCGCTCGCAAATTCGCAAAAAGCACGCTCGCCGCGGGGATCGCGCTCTACTGTCTGACGTGCGAGGGCGAAGCGGGCCCACAAGTGATCATTGCCGCGACGACCGGGCAGCAGGCCGAAAAGGTATTCCGCCCGGCGCGTGAGATGGTTCGGCGCACGCCCGACCTGCGCTCGGCGTTTGGGCTCGAGGCATGGGCGCACGCGATCACGTGCGCCGACAACGGCGGGTACATTCAAACGATCAACGCGAAGGGCTCGACGCAGGATGGTTGGAACCCGTACCTTGTCGTGCTCGACGAGCTGCACGCGCACGCGTCGCCCTCGCTCTTTAACGTGCTGCGTTCGAGCTTCGGCTCGCGCCCGAATCAGCTCATGCTGATCATTACGACCGCGGGTTTTAACATTGCGGGCGTGTGCTATGAGCAGCAGATCCTCGTGCAGAAAATCCTCGAGGGCACCGTCGAGGTCGACCATTACTTTGGCGTCGTGTTTGCGATTGACGAGGGCGACGACCCGCTCGACGAGCGCGTGTGGATCAAAGCAAATCCGCTGCTCGGGATTACGCCGACGCTCGAGAAAATGCGCGAGTACGCCGCCGAGGCAAAGCAATCGCCGTCGACGTTGTCGGAATTCGTCACAAAACGCTGTAATCGCTGGTCGGGCGCGTCGCAGGCGTGGCTCAACCTCGCTCGGTGGGACACGTGCGCCGATCCCGAGCTGCGCCTCGAGCAATTCGAGGGCGAGCGCGTGTGGATCGGGCTCGATCTTTCCGACTGTAACGACATGACCGCGGCGGTGCTCGTGTTCAACCTGGGCGAGCGTGTCGCCGTGTTTCCGTACTTCTATCTGCCCGCCGAGCTCGTCGGCTCGGCGCCCGCGGGCGTGACCGCGCACTATACGGCATGGGCAAAAGCCGGGCTGCTCGAGCTCACCGACGGCAACGCAATCGATCACAACCGCATTGCCGCCGACGTTCGATCCTGGTCGCAGCGGTTTGACGTGCAGGCGGTCGTCGGCGACCGCTACCAGTCGGCGCAGCTCATGACGGGGCTTGCAACCGACGGGATCCCGGCGACGACAGTGCCAAAAAACGCGGTCACGTGGACACCGCCCGCGCAAGAGCTCGAGAAACGGGTGCTCGCGGGCTCGCTCCGACACACGGGGCACGCGGTGCTGCGCTGGAATGCCGCCAACGTGTGCGTATCCCGGCGCCTCGATAAGTCGCTCGTGACAAAAAAAGATACGCCGATGAGTGCGCAGAAGATCGACGGGATCGACGCGCTCGTGCAGGCACTCGGCGCGTGGCTCGTGCCGACGGCACCGCCGCGCAGCTATGGCGTGTACGTGTTTGGGGGATCTGACGATGGGGAAAGCTGGCCGACCGCCTCTAGCGATTGACGATCCGTCGGTCACGCTGCACGTGCGCGTGCCGTCGACGCAATTCGACGCAGCGTGCGCGGCAGCTCGCGCCGAGCGACTCGAGCTCGCCGAGTGGGTGCGCGACGCCCTCAAGGCGGCGGGGGCGCCGCGGCGCGGCAGTCGCGGCGCGACGACCGACGAGTGATCCCGCGGCAGCGGGGCGAGCCGCGCCCGCGAGCCGACCGCGGGATCTACACGGGGTCAACCTGGGGCGGCACCGTCGACCATTATCGGTTTGCCGCCGACGTCGTGCCCGAGGTCGACGACCTCGAGGCGGTGCTCGAGCGGGCGACCGCCGACACCGTGCAGCAGCTCGTGCGCGGCGGCGGGGCGTACTACGGGCTCGGCGACGAGCGGCAGCGGGATCCGCTGCCCGCGTGGCTCCGCGTCGACGCGGGCGAGCGCCTCGAGCAAGGCAAGCGTGCCGTGGCGCGGCACCCGCAACGGGATCGTTTCGCCCGCAATACTCGACAGCAGACGAGCCGCCCGCCGATCCTCGACGGCACCGTGCCCGAGTCTCGAGCGTACTCGCTGCTCTACTTGAAAGAGCTCCGCACCGACGCTCGCACGTTTGCGGGTGTCGCGACGACGCCCGAGCTCGACCGGCAAGGGCACTCGGTCGATCCCGCGGGCGTGACGTTTCGCAACCCGCTGCCGCTGCTGTTCCATCACGACACGCAAAAACCTATCGGGCGCGTGACGCTGTTCCCGGCGACCGCCGAGGGCATTGCGTTTGAGGCGACGCTGCCCGACGTGCTCGAGCCCGGCGCCCTGCGCGACCGCGTCAATGAGGCGTGGCACTCAATCAAAGCCGGGCTCATGCACGGCGTAAGTATCGGGTTCCGACTGCTCGACGACGCCGTCGAGCGACTGCCCGGCGGCGGGCTCCGACTACTCAAAACCGAGATCCTCGAGCTGTCGCTCGTGACGATCCCGAGCAACGCGAGCGCCTCGATCCGAATGGTCAAGGCGCTCGACCTCGTTTCTGTTCCTGGTGTTCCGGGGCGCGACGTGCAGGCGCGAGGGCGCCCCAACATGGAACCGATCCCCGATCAGATCAAGAGCTTCGAAGCGAGCCGCTCGAGCAAAGCCGCTCGTATGCAAGCGATCCTCACAGGCGGCGACGCAGGCGCGACGCTCGACGAGCTGCAACAGAAAGAATTCGACGGGCTCGACGGCGAGGTCAAAACGCTCGACGCGCACTTGACGCGGTTGCGCCGCCTCGAGTCGCTGCACGTCGCGTCGGCAACCCCGCTGCCCGCGGTCGTGACCGCGTCGCAGGGCGCCGAGCTCCGCGGCGGGATCGTGTCGGTCAAGCCGACCGCGCCGAAGGGCTCAGCGTTTATCCGAGCGGCGTGTGCACTGCTCGAGGCGAAGGGCGACACCTACCGGGCGCAGGCGATTGCGGCACGCTGGAAGGATTCGACACCCGAGGTCGAGCTGTACCTCAAGGCGGCAGTCGCGCCCGGCACGACCACGGATCCAACCTGGGCGGGCGCACTCGTCACGGTCAACAACGTCAAAAGCGATTTTCTCGAGCTGCTGCGCCCCGCAACGATTATCGGCAAGATCCCCGGGCTGCTCGCGGTGCCGTTCAATTCGGCAATCCCCGTGCAAACGGCGGGCGGCACGTACGGGTGGGTGGGGCAGGGCGCCCCGAAGCCCGTCACAAAGCTCGGGTTCGGCACGCAGACACTCGGGATCGCGAAAGCCGCCGGGATCGTCGTGCTCACCGAGGAATTGGTACGGCTCAGCAACCCGCAAGCCGAGGATGTGGTACGCCGCGACATGATTGCGGGGATCGCGCAATTTCTCGATCAGCAGTTCGTCGATCCCGCGGTCGCCGCGGTCGCGAACGTGTCGCCCGCGTCGATCACCAATGGCACGACCGCGATCACGTCGACGGGCTCGGTGCTCAAGGATATACAGGCGCTCGTCGCGACGTTCACGGCGGCAAATATGCCGCTCTCGGGCGTGACGCTGATCATGAGCGAAACAAACGCGTTTACGCTCGGCATGATCCGCAATACCGACGGCTCGCCGATGTTTGCGGGCATGGGCGCGAGCGGCGGCAGCGTGCAAGGGATCACCGTCGTCACGAGCAACGTTGTCGGCGGCAACGTGATCCTGGTGCAACCCCGCTACATTCTGTACGCCGACGAAGGGGGCGTAAATATCGACGTGAGCCGCGAGGCGAGCGTGCAAATGCTCGACACGCCCGACAATCCCGCGGTCGCGACGACCGTGCTTACGTCGCTCTGGCAAAACAACCTCGTCGGCTTGCGAGCTGAGAGGTTTATCAATTGGAACCGGGCCGTACTCGCCGCGGTCAAGTACGTCAGCGGTGCGGCGTATCTGCCGACACCGACCGGCGTGCTCGAGCTCGAGGGCAACGGCGGCGCGGCGGCAAAGCGGGCAGCAGCGGCACGCGGCGAGTCATAAGCTCGTGAGGCTGTTCGGGATCAACCTATCGATCACACGGGCGGCGCCGTCAAATGCGGCGCCGCCCGCGTCACGGGGATCGGGCGGTTGGTTCTCGGTCGTGCGCGAAAGTTTCCCGGGCGCGTGGCAGCAAAACGTCGAGGTCACGACCGACTCGGTTTTGCGGTACGCGCCCGTGTTTGCGTGCGTGCGATTGATTGCGACCGACATTGCAAAAATGCGCTGCCGCCTCGTCGTGCGCGAGGCGTCGGGCATTTGGACCGAGCTCGAGTCGGCGGCGTTCTCGCCCTTCCTGCGCAAGCCCAATCGCTACCAGTCGCGGATCAAGTTTTTCGAACAATGGATGACAAGCAAGCTGCTACACGGCAATACGTACGTGCTCAAGCAACGCGACGCCCGCGGCGTCGTGGTCGCGGCGTACGTGCTCGAGCCGACACGCACGCGGGTGCTCGTCGCGGTCGACGGATCCGTGTGGTACTCGCTCAGCGTCGACGCCCTCGCGGGGATCGAGGGCGACGTCACGGTGCCCGCGAGCGAGATCATGCACGACCTGTACTTGCCGCTGTATCACCCGCTGATCGGGGTCACGCCGATCACGGCGTGCGGGATTGCGGCGCTCGCCGCGCAACAGATCCTGGGAAATTCGTTGTCGTTTTTTGCGGGCGGTTCGAAACCCGGCGGGCTGATCAAGGCGCCCGGCAGCATGGACGATGCGACGCTCGAGCGCGTCAAAAAAAAGTGGAATGCGGGCTTTACGGGCGACAACGTCGGCAAGGTCGCCGTGCTCGCCGACGGCATGACGTACGAGCCGCTCGCAATCAACGCGAGCGATGCGCAGCTCGTCGAGCAGCTCGGCATGACGGCGGCGCAAGTGTGCACCGCGTTTGGCGTGCCGCCGTTCAAGATCAACGCGGGCCCGCTGCCCAACCTCGCGGGCTCGGTGCAGGCGCTCGACCTTCAGTACTACTCGCAGTGCTTGCAAGAGCTGATCGAAAACCTCGAGGAAACGCTCGACCTGGGGCTCGGGCTCGCGCCCGACACGATTGACGGGCGCAGGATGGGCACCGAATTTGACCGCGTGGATCTGCTGCAAATGGACACGGCGAGCCGCGTCGACGCCGCGACGAAAACGACAACCGGCGGCGTGCTCGCGCCAAACGAGGCGCGGGTGCGATGGCTCGACGCGCCGCCCGTCGACGGCGGCGATTCTCCGATGATGCAGCAGCAGCAATTCTCGCTCGAGGCGCTCGCCGAGCGCGACGCCGCGTCGCCGTTTGCCAAGCCCGCGCCGCCCGCAACCCCGCCGCCCGCGGCGCCCGCCGACACGACGGCGCCGCCCGAGGATCCGCAATTCGCTGCCGCGGTCGCCGCCTCGCTGCGTGCCGCGCTCGAGGTCGCCGCATGACACCCGACGAGCTCGCCCGCGCCCTCGCGCCCGTCGTGCGCGACTACGTCAAAGCTGCCGTCGCCGCTGCCGTCGCGACCGTGACCGCCGAGCTCGAGGCTCGCGTCGCCGCCGTGCCCGCGGGCCCGCCGGGGGCGCCCGGGAAGGATGGGCACGACGGCGCCGCGGGGCGCCCGGGGCGTGACGGCGTCGGCGTCGACGACGTGTCGGTCGAGTACGACGGCGAGCGATTGATCACGCTCACGGTCGCCCGCGGGGGGATTGTGAAAGCGTTTCCGATCACGCTCGCGATCCCGCTCGACCGCGGCGGCTGGTCGGCGGCAAAAGTGTATGGGCGCGGCGACCTCGTGTCGTATCACGGGCACGCGTGGCTGTGCCAACAGGCGCACACGGCGGGCGCCAAGCCCGGCGAGGGCACCGCGTGGCGCCTCGCAATCCGCGGCGCCGACAAGCGGGCGCGTGACGCGGCAGCGGCGGCGCGGGTGCAGGCATGAGCACGGCGCTCGTGACGATTGACGAGGCGCTCGAGCACTTGAAATGGCCCGACGCCGCGACGCTCGGGCCCGGGGCGGTCGCCGACCTGCAATCGAAGCTCGACACGGCGCACGAGCTCGTGCTCGCGTACGTCGGGCAGCGGCTCGACGAGGCGGCGGATCCGTGGGCGGTCGAGGTCGCGTCGTGGACACCGGAAACGGCGCCGCGGCGAGTGCGGGCGGCGATCCTGGAAATGACCGCGACGCTCGACGCCGACCGCGGCGACGAGCCGCGCAGCGTCGGCGACCTGGGCGAGCTCGGCGAGCTGCCGCGGCGGATCGTTATGCTGCTGCACCGATTGCGGGATCCCGGGATTGCGGTCTGATGCCGCCGCCCGCTCGCACGCCGCACGGGTGGCGCACGCTGCGCGTGACGCTCGAGCAGTCGGTGCAAACGGTGAGCCCGTCGACGGGGTTTCCGATTGAAACCTTTGCGGCGCTCGGCGACGTGTGGGCGTATCAGGCCGCGGGCGCGGCAACCGAGATCCTCGCCGCCGAGCAGCTCGCGGCACGGGTGGGGTACGAGTGGCGGATCCCGTATCGGGCCGACTGCGATCCCGACCTCGTCGACGTGCCGCGGTTGCGGCGGCTCGTGTGGGCGGGGCGGGTGCACGACATTGTCGACGCAACGCGAGTCAACGGGCGGCGCCTCGAGATCCGCCTCGTGAGCCGCGAGAAAGTGACGGGGGCGTAATGGGCGCGAGCATGAAAGTGCAAGGGGGCGAGGCGCTCGCCCGCACGCTCGCGGGGTTGCCCGCCTCGCTCAACCTGCGCGTGCAAACCGCCGCGCTCGTCGAGGGCGCCGAGCTGATTGCGCAGCGGGCCCGCTCGCTCGCGCCGCGGGGCACGTCGCCGCCGCATTTGGCCGACGTGATTGTCGCCGCGGCGGTGCGCCGCACGACGGGCGAGCGGCTCGAGGGCGTGCAAGCGACCGCGGGCGTCGGCGTGCCGCGGAATTTCTATTACGACACGTTTGCCGAATTCGGCGCGAAGCACGTACCCGCGCACGCGTTTTACCGCCCGGCGCTCGATGAGATGGGCCCGCGGGCGGTGCAGGTCGTCGCCCGGGCCTTGTGGCAGCGGCTCGCGGCGGCGGGCGCGACGAGCTCGAGGGGCAGCGGCGGCGGGGGCGGGCTCACGTGACGGTCGAGAGCGCCGTGCGTGCCGTGCTGGTTGCCGATCCTGGTGTCGGGGCACTGGTCGGCGGGCGCGTGTATCAGCTCAAGCTGCCGCAAGGCGTGACGCTGCCCGCGGTGCGCGTGCAGCTCATTGACAACCCGGCGGCGTATCACTTGCGGGGCGCCGACGCGTTGAGCGCCGCCCGCGTGCAGACCGACGTATACGCCGCGGAAACGAGCGGCGGCGATCCGTACCGTGTCGCCGAGTCGGTCGCCGACGCCGTCGACGCGGCACTGAGCGGGAAAAAGCTCGACGTCGGCTCGCCGCCCGCCCGGCATATTGCGGGCGCGTTTCGGATCTCGCGGCGCACGCAGTACGAGGGCGACGTGCTGCGCGAAGTGCGGATTTTGCAGGATTACGACGTGGTGAGCGAGGCGCTCTAAAACAGGGGGTTGCTATGTCTGACGTGACCGACACTTTCTATTTTGGCGAAGCGTTTATCGGGTACGGGGCGCAGGTCATGATCGGGCAGGGCGACGGGAACCCGACGGGCACGCCCGTCGTGCCCGAAACGTTCATTGCGATCCCCGACATTGAATCGATCACGCCCGGCGACATGACGACCGGGATTATTCAAAAAACGCATTTGCGCTCGCCCGGGCGGCATCACGAAAAGCTCGCGACGCTGCGCGACTCGGGCCCGATTGTGCTGCAAGGGAACTATCGCCCGAGTCACGGGGCGCACAAGCAAGTCGCGGCGGATGGGTTTCTCGAGGGGTACTCGCTGCTCTCGCTCTGGCGCAACGTGACCGAAGCAAATTTCCTGCTCGTGTTTCCCGAGGAAGCGGGCAAGGTCGGCACGCCGCCCGACGACACGGCAATCGCGTTGCCCTTCCGCGGGGTTGTGTCCAAATATCAACCTGGGGTACTCGGGCTCGACGGCAAATGCCCGTTTACGTGCGAGATCACGCCGCTCAGCGACTACTCGAGCGGGCTCGGGCTCGACACGCCCGCACCCGCGGCAGCTCGGCGTGAGAAGCCCGCAACCGCGGCGGCGTAATGAGCAACGCAACCCGCGGCGAATTCGAGCTCGCGCTCGGCGGCGTGCCGTATCGGTTCAAGATCGGCACCGCCGCGCTCGAGCTCGCGCAAGAGCAGATCGGGCTCGAAACGGGCACCGTGCCGACGGTCGGCGAGCTCACAAAAGGGCTCGACGATTTTCGGGTGCGGTACGTGCGGATCTTTTTGTGGGCGGCGCTCAGGAAGTATCACCGTGAGGTCACGCCCGCGGGCGTCGCCGACATTCTCGACGACGCGAGCGAGCACGAGGCGCTCGCCCTGGTACAAGGGCTCAAGGGCTCGACCGTGCCCGACGCCCGCGACCTCGAGGCGCTCGAGGCGGCAGGCGTGGACCCTATCAAGCCCGCGACGGCAGCAGCGGCGGCGCCGACGCCGATCCGCGGGCATGGGCGCGGGCGCTCTACCTCGAGGCGCGTACGTTCGGCTTGAGTGCGGATCAGATTTGGGACAGCACGATCCGTGAGTTGTTTCGCGAGCTCGTCGTCGCGGTGCGGCGGGCGCGTGAGGATGTGCAGCACGACAAGGCGCTCGCGTATTACGTCGCCGCCTTGAGCCGCCTCGACCGACTGCCGCCGCTCGAGCGATGGCTCGCGGTGCTGCCGCGGCGACAAACGGTCGCGCAGCAGCGGCACGTCGTCGAGCACTTGAGCGAGCGGCTCGGGATCCCGCTCAGGCGTACGCGGTTGGTTCGGGTCACGCGAGAGGGATCGACGAGTGGCGGCTGATACCGTTATCGGGCTCTTGCGGGTGCTGTTGAGCGCCAACACTGCCGAATTCGATTCGGCAATGAAGGGCTCGACCGAGAAGATCCAAACCTTCTCACGCGAGGCAAACAAATTCAGCGGCGCCGCCCTATTCAAGCAAGCGGAAACCTACGCGCAATCCGTCAAAAAGATCGGCGGGCTCACTGCCCTCACGTCGGGCGAGCAAGCGACGCTCAATCGCACGCTCGGCGACGCGGTCGCGAAATACAAGGCGCTCGGGCAGGAAGTACCGCCGCATATTGCGCAGCTCCATCTACAAACGAAGCTCGCGACCGGCGGCACAAAAGAGCTCGCGACGGCGACCGGCGGGCTCGGCTCGCAGCTCGGCTCGCTGATCCCCGTCATGGGCGCAGCGGCGATTATCGGATTCGGAAAAACGCTGATCGACGGCGCGTCGGCAGTCAACGATCTGAGTGCCAAGCTCGGCGTGTCGACCGACACGGTGCAACGCTGGCAGTACGCCGCCGAGCAAACGGGCGCGAGTATCGACGACGTCGCGACCGCGTCGGCAAAGCTCGGCAAGGCGGTCGTCGAGGATACGCCCGCTGCCGAAAAAGCATTCGAGCGGCTCGGGTTGTCGGTCGCCGACCTCAAGGGCTTACAGCCCGACGTGCTGTTTGACACGGTCGCCGAGGCGGTATCGCAGATCAAAGATCCCGTCGAGCGGTCGACGACGGCAATGGAATTGTTTGGGCGCAGCGGCACGTCGCTGTTGCCCGCAATGGCCGAGGGGTGGAAAAAGCTCGGGGATCAAGCCCGCGACACCGGGCAGATCATGAGCGAGGATACGATCAAAGCCGCCGATGATTTTGGCGACGCGCTCTCGACGCTCATGGGCGCGGGCAAGGCGCTGATCACCGAGTTTATTGCGCCCTTCATTCCGTATCTGTCGGCGGTCGCGCAGGGGCTTGCGTGGGTGGCGCAAAAGGCGGGCATCGTTTCGAAATTCTTCATGGACGCGTCCAAAAAAGAATTCCGAGCGATGAGCGACGCGCTCGAGGCGGTCGGGCTGAAAGCCGAGGGATTGCCGCCGAAGCTCGACGAGCTCGCCGCGGGCGGCGAGAAGATCCGGCAAGGGCTCGTGCCCGTCGTCAAGGATCTCGGGTTGTCGGGCGCCGACCTCGAGGCGACGTACAAGGATCTCGACTACACCCTCAAAACGAATAATGACACGTGGAAGGATGCCGCCGAGGCGCAGAAGAAAGCCGAAGCCGCCGCCGACGCTCTCAATGAGTCGCAGCGAAAGCTGATCGACACGCAACGCGACGCGGGGATCATGACGCAGTCGGTCGTCGCCGACTCGCTCGCGCCGCTGATCGAAAAGCTCAACCTCGCCGCCGCGGTCGGCGATCAGCAGCTCCGCGCAACCCTGGTCAAGCTCCAACCTGAATTCGCGAAGCTCCGCGCCGCCATTGTCGCCGCCGGGGGCGACGTCACGATCCTCGACGGCGTGCTGCAACAGTTCAACGACACGGCGGGGTATACCGCCGACCGTTTGCACAACCTCGAGCAAGCGATCCCGACGCGCCCGCTCACCGACGTCGTTGGCAAAATGCAGGCGTACAACGTCGCCGCCGAGCAAATGAAAACGGCGACCGAAGTGCAAACCGAAGCGTTTCACGACCTGGGGCTGAAGTCGCCCGCGGAGCTGCAAAAGATTGCCGACGCCGCTCGCGTGAATTACGAGATCGTGTCGCACACGGCGGGCGTGACCGCGGCGCAGGTCAAGGCGGCATGGGACGACATGACCGCGAAGCAGCTCGCGGCGTCGGGCAAAGTGCCGTCGCAATGGGAAACCGAGATCCTGCCGCGCATGAAAGACGCGGTCAACCAGATCAGCGGCACCGTGAGCGACTCGCTCGCCGCCATGCTCACGCACGCGTCGAGCTTTAAGGATGGGTTCGTTTCGATCTGGCACTCGATCCGCGACGAGCTCACGTCGATCTTTGCGTCGATCCTCAAGCTGTTCGTCGACTCGCTGCTCAAGGGAATGCTCGCGGCGATGACCGGCGCTCAGGGCGGGTTCTCGGGCGCGTTTGCCAACCTATTCGGCGGGGGCGGCGGCGGGCCCGGCGGCGGCATGGGCGGCGGGATCCTCAAGGCGGTCGGCGGCTTGTTTGGCGGCGGCGCGGGCGCAATCGGCGCCGTCGGCGGCACGGGCGTCGAGGCGGGGATCCCGATCTTCGGCGCGGGCGCGGGGCTCGGCACGCCCGTCGCAGGCGGCGCCGCGGGCACGTGGGGCGGCGCAGGCGCGACCGCGGGCGTCGGCACGGCGGTCGCAGGCGGGGCGCTCATTGGCGGCGCAGGGTTCGGGCTCGGGGCGCTCGGGCAGAAATTCTTCGGGCGCGGCGCGGGTTCGGCGGCGTTCGGCGGCGCGTCGGGCGCGGGCGCGGGCGCCCTGATCGGAACCCTGGTATTCCCGGGCGTCGGCACGGCGCTCGGGGCGCTGATCGGCGGGCTGAGCGGCGTGCTCGGCGGCGTGATCAATTTTGGCCCGAGCAAAAAGGAGCGAGCTGCGCGAGCGGGTGTCGACGCGTTCCAAAAATCCGCGTTTGGCGGGCTGAGCGAGGCGCAAGCCAAAGAGGCGCAAAGTGCCGTGAGCTCGGGCGCGTGGAGCTCGCCCGAGGCGGCGGGCACGCTGATCGCCGTGCGCGACGCGTACATTGCGACGGGCAAGAGCGCCGCCGACGCCGAGCGCGACGTCAAAGCAATGTGGGACGCTGAGAAA